TGCCATCAAGAACGCGCTGAAGGGCATGGAAATGGCCGAAACCGGCCAGTACAAGGACATGCGCGGCCGCAACGTGACCGAGACAGATGGCACCGACGCCTTCTTGAAGGGCATTGGCTTCCAGCCCACCAGCGTGGCCAGCGTTCGCAGGCCTGAGCGCCTGATTGCGCAGGATGTGACGCGGGTGCGCCAGGTGGAGGCCGACATTGTTCGCATGCGCGCCCAGGCGATGGCGGAGAGCGACCCCGACTTGCGCCGCGAGGCCGATGAGGCACTGCGCGAGTGGAACGAACGCAACCCCGAGCTGCGCATTCGGATCAAAGACAGCCAGGTGGCGCGCATGGTCAAGGAGATGCGCCGCACGTCGCGCGATAGGCTTTTGGACACGGCGCCAAAGGAGACACGCAGAGCTCTGGAGGATTCCTTAGGGTGAGGCGCCCTTATGATTTCCGCACCTTTAGGGAGGATCAAATGAACAGATTAATTGCAGCTGCGGTGGCTGCGGCGGCCATTTCCAGCGTCAGCGCGCAAACTGCAAACGCACCAACAACGCAACCCAGCTCCATCCTTGGGGTGACGGGCGGCAGGTTTGTCTTTGGCGAGCCGGCACAGTACGCTGGCTACTACTTGCTGGACACCCAAAGCGGCCGGCTGTGGAAGCTGACGCGCTTTTGTGAAGACGCAAAGCGCAATGAAACGTGCGATCCGGCGGTTATGGCTCCCGTGTTTTTTGAGCACGCCGAAGCCAGAGTGAACCTAGAACGAAAGTTCACCGGGAAGCTATTGGCGAGCCCTTTGGACGAGGGCGGCACGCCCCAGGCGCAAGTAAAGCGGCCACCTCGCCAGAACGCCGCAACTCCCAGCCCTTGATGCAGCAAGCGCCAGGCATCAGCTAGCCAGGCGCCGCTCCAGCTCGAAGAAGAAGCCCGCGACACAGGCCCGCGCCGACCCGCAAGTTGCGTTCATGCCCATTTCCTTGGCGAGCGCGAACAGCATGCCAGAGGCGGCGCCGTCAGCTTGAAGATGCGCCATGAACTCGGCCGCCCGGCGCTCGCCTTCGGCAAAGCCCTCCGCGTAGCCGCTCGCTTGCGGCTTGGCCCAAAGCGTTACCCGCTCGTCATCGTGCAGGACGGCGAAAGACAGTGCGGCAACGCGCGGCACCGCAACTTGATGTGTGGTTTGCATGATTATGGGTTTTCCCTGCTGTATGTAAACACAGGTTACTCGGCCCGGTGGCTCATGGTGTGAGCTACCTGGTTGGTGAGCTGATCTTGTCAAAAGCCACCGCGCGGGCCCGCCGATACCGGGGCGTTTTGCGGAGGCATTTCGGCAATCTGATCAGGCCGATTTGCGCTGACCGAGCGCCTGAGCTAGTCGAGAAAGCCAATGATTGCGATGGTGATACCAAGCCACTTCGATGAGCAGGCGGTGCGCCTGTATTCGGACATGGCAGGCGCGCCCATCGAGTTTTTCCCAACGGTGGAAGCGGCGCGCCAGTGGCTTGACGCCTTCAATTAAGCGCCGATTTCTGCCCGGTTCCAATCCGAAAATCGGCCCGGAAAATCCGACTTTTCGGGCCGGGAGTGTGGGTGCATTTGTTGGTTCACCTTGCAAGCCATTGATTGACAAGGGTGCTTGCATCCCTCCCTCTCCGCCAGTAACACCAATCAGGAGCCTTCTAAACGGCCCTGATGCCACCAAAAACCCGGCGCTCTCATAGGAGCGGCCGGGTTTTTCTTTGCCTGGAGCCGTCAGGGGCCGTCAGGAAACGCCCCCACAGCGCAGGCCCGAGTGTGGGTTTTTCTTGCGATTGAACCCACACTTCCGGCACAGTGTGGGTTCAAGGACGACAAGGGCGCAGATGACCCCGCTAGAGCTGAACAAGAAAATGACCGAGGCCAGGCAGCGCCTGGAGCTGGGCGGCGGCCGTGCCGTTGCGGTGCAAGTGGGCGATGGCCTGATGTTGGTGCTGCGCGCGAGCTCGGCCAGCTGGGTGGTGCGGCGCCAGGTGGATGGCAAGCGAACCGACAAGACCCTGGGGGCGCACCCGGCCATGTCGCTCAAGGAAGCGCGTCGCGCAGCTGCAATGCACGCACCTGGCCAGGCCGATGCGGCGGCCCCGGTGCCGGCCAAGGCGGGGCCATCGTTTGAAGCGCTCTTTGAGGAGTGGCTGGCGCATGGCTCCGATGGGCCGGCCAGCCGGCGCAACAAGCGGGTGGCCTTCGCGGCCGATGTGCTTCCGGTGCTGGGCAGCAAAGAGCCCCACCAGGTCGAGCGGGCCGACACCGATGCAATCCTGCGCACCATGGAAGCCCGTGGGGCGCTGGACAAGCTGCGCCGCGTTCGCATGTGGCTGTCAATGGTGTTTGAGTACGCGATTGACTCCGAGCTTTGGCCCAATGTGACGACCAACCCCGTGCGCCAGCAGCTGCTGAGTTTCAAGAAGGGGAAAAAGCGCCACTATCCGGCCATCACGAACGCGGGCGATGTGCCCGAGCTGATGCGCGCCATCCGGCTGACCAATAGCACCATCACCCGGCATGCGCTGATGCTGAACGCTTACGTTTGGCAGCGGCCCTCTGAAGTGCGTGAGGCCGTGTGGGCTGAGTTTGATCTGGATGCCGCCACCTGGCGGATTCCGGCCGCGCGCATGAAGGTGGGCCGCGAGCACTGGGTGCCATTGCCGCGCCAGGCCGTGCAGCTGCTGCGACTGCACCAGGAGCTGGTGGGCAAGACCGGGTATTTGTTCCCTGGCCTGGCTGATGGCAAGCCAATCAGCAACGTGACACTGCAAAAGAGGCTGCGCGAGGCTGGCTTTGCGGGCCGGCATACCCCGCACGGGTTCAGGGCGATGGGCCGCACGCTCGGGGTGGAAGTGCTGGGCTTTGACCCGCAGGTTTTAGAGCGCCACCTGAGCCATGAAAAAAGCGGCCCACTGGGGGCCGCTTATGACAGAGCAGAGTTCTGGCCGCAGCGCGTTGACATGATTCAGCGCTGGGCGGATTGGCTGGATCAGCAGCTATAGGGCTCGCTCATGCCGCCACTCCCAGCGCCAGGCGCTCCACGCAGGCCTCCACATCGGCCGCGCGCCAGCGCGAGCACTTGAGCAGCTTGACGGGCTTGGCCAGCTGGCCGCTTTCGACCAGGCGGCGCACGGTGGACTCGCTGCAAGAAAGGGCGACGCAAACGGCCCGCACGTCAAGCAGCAGCGGTTTGGTGTCGCCCTGCATCACTGGCCTTTGGGAGCCACGCGAACGGCCACGCCATCGGGGTGCATGCCGTGCTGGAGCTCATGGCCTTCGAGCTCGTTCACATCGGCCTGGGTGACGACCAGGAAGGCATCGGGCGCCTGGCCTTGCAGCTTGGCCAGCTTGCGCAGGGCCACGGCCAGCAGCTGGCTCAGGGCTTCCAGCGCGTCGGGCGTGGCAACCAGGCCCAAGTCAGGGAGTTGGGAGGGGTTTGGATTGGTGGTGTTCATGGTGGTGTCTTTCTGTTGGTTTCGGGCACCCTAGTTAGGGTGCGTTCAAAAGGCTTTGCCGCCAGCCGCGCGGCGGTTTTCGGGTTTGTGGTCTTGGCGGGTGGCGTTGAAGGCCATTTTTTCGGCGATGGCGCCGCCCAGGTCTAGGCCCAGGCCTCCAGCCAGGTCAAAGATGCGAATGGCGGCGTCGGCCAGCTCCACCTCCAGCATGAGCCGGTGCGGCAGCTTGTCATCCATCAGGCCCTTGCGGTGCCCCTCCATTGCTTCGCTGATTTCGCTGTGAATGAGACACAGCTTTTCGGCGACGTTGAAATGGGGGTGGTCGCCGGATGGCAAGTCGCACCACAGCGGCTCGCTCGTTGCCAGCGAGTTCCACCAGCCGGCTTCTTTGGCGGCTTCGTGGCAAGCGGCTTGCAGCTGAGTGCCGGCCTTCATTGCGATCCAGCTGCTGGCGGGGTTTGGTTCGGTGCTCATGTGGCTCCAGTGATTTGTTGAGTCATCGCAATGCGCAAAGCGGTGTCCCGCTCGGCGCGCTCGGCGGCTTCTTGCATGGCGGCGTGCGTCAGCTGCGCGTCGGCCTCTTTGGTGCGCTTGGCGGCTTCGTCCATCAGATGGGCCTGGCCGCAGGCGCCCAGCAGCTCGGCCAGGTGGTCGAGCATGGTGCGAGCGCGCAGCGACTTGTGCACCAGCGTGGCGTTGGCAATGCGGGTATCGAGCCGGTGAATCTCCAGCTCGATGGCGTTGAGCGACGCGCGCCGGCTGGCTCGCTCGGCAGGGGTTGCCCCCTTGCCCCCGTTGACAAAATCCGCCCAGCTCGCGGAGTCCTCGGCGCGGAGCGCCAGGCGGGACTCGGCAAGCAGGCGGCGCTTGGCTCTCAGTGCGTGGATGGTTTCCATTGGCCAGACCTAAAAAGGAATGTCGTCGTCCATGTCGTCAAAGCCGGTTGACGGCTTTTGCGAACGGGCGGGAGCTTGACGCGGCGCCTGGCGCGAGGACTGGCGCTCAGGCTCGGGGCGGCGGCTGGAGCTTTGGCTGCGCTGGCCTTCGCGGCTGCCCTTGTCTTCGGGCGGCGGGCCGGCAAATTCCACGGTGGCCACGCGCGCCACGATCTTGGCGCCGGGGCCGTTCTTGCCCTCGTAGGTTTCAATGTGCGCGTCATCCAGGCACACATAGAGCAGCTGGCCCTTGACCAAGTACGGCGCCAGCGCGTCGGCGCGGTCGCCCCACAGTGAGGCATCGACCCACTGGGTGGGCCGCTGGCCTTCGTCGTCCTTGCGGCCGTAGGTGAAGGCCAGCGAGAGGCCGGCCACGGTGCCGGCCTTGGTGTCGCGCAGTTCTGCGTCGCGGCCCAGGCGGGCCAATCCAATCATTTGAGGCATGGGTTCTTTCTTGGTGGGGGACTCCCCCGTGGGGGAGGGTTGAGGGGAAGGGTTAGGCGGCGACGGCCAGGGGCTCGCGCACGTCTTGGATGTGCTGAATCAGGGCGTCGCAGATCAAGGGCCAATCGCTTTCGCGGTAGAGCTTGGCGGCGCCCTGGCGGGTGGCCTTCAGGCCCAGCGAATCCAGCAAGTCGGCGCTCACAGCGAAGCCCAAGCGGCGGGCAATGACCGAAATGGACAGGGTGGGCGCTTCGTCGGCCTTGGCCAGCTGAAAGGCATCAAGCACTTCGCCCTTGGGCGTTACCAGGGCGGTGCCGGTGGTGACGGCGGCGGCGTGGGCCTGCTCTGCGTTCTGGATTTGCCGGGCCAGGCGCTGGGCTTCGCTCAGCGCCATGCGCTCCAGCTGCTCGGCGTGTTGCTGGGCGACTTCGGCGCGGTGCTGCTGGATGCGCGACTGGGCCAGGGCCGCGAAGTCTTCCGGGGTTTTGAGGAGCAAAGATTTCAGGTCAGGGAACAGCGAGGCCGGGGCGCTGAGCTTTTGCAGGGCCATCGTGTTCAGGCTCACGGTGTTGGCCGTGTCATTGGCCACGCCCTTGGCGCGGGCCAGCTCGGCCTGCACAGCGTCCTCGCAACCCTGCATGCTGCGCTTGCCTTTGATGACGCCGGCAAAGTCGGCAGCTGGCAGGGGCACGGGCTCGGAGGGGCCGGTTTCAAGGTGCGGCACGGTCGTGTTGAGCTCGGTGACGTACTGGCGCAGCGAGAGGTTGGCGCGGTGAACGAGTGCGGTGCGCAGTTCGTCCTTCTTGGCCTTCACGTCCTTTTCCAGCGCCAGGCGCAGCTTGCGGGCCTCGGCCATCACTTCGTCCAGCGTGGCCTGCACGGCGGCCACATCGTGCATTTGATCCAGCACGGCCTGCTTGGCGGCGGCCAGCTTGTCCTCCACGTTGGCGCACCACTTCACGGTCGCCTCGGCATCGGCAAAGTCCTGGTCGGTCGCCAGCTCGCGGCTGACGCCACGGATGCAGGCCAGGGCGTGCTCCTTGAACTCGGCCAGGTTGCTGGCGGTGACGGCGCCCGACACTTCAACGCGCAGGGCCGGGAGGTTTTCCGGGGTGCGGGCCACGGGCTTGGGTGGCGCGGCTTCGGGGGGCTGCCAGGTGGCCAGGTCGGCCTCCAGCTGGGCCCAGCCGGCCAGCAGCTGGGCGCGCAGGGCGGCGTCGCTTTCGTACCAGGCATGCCGCGCTTCCACCAGCTTCCACTTCGCGCCGTCAAAAACCCACTTGCTGGCGGTGAATAGCGCGCGCTTGGCACTGCTCACCAGCAGCTGCTGCTCCATTTGTACGCGGTACTCCAGTGGCAAGTCGGCGCCGTTTCCAATGCTGTGCGATGGCGGCATGCAGGCGCGCAGCCGGTCGTTCAGGCTCTTGTGTTCCCAAACGGTTTCCTCCAGCATGGTCAGGCCGTCGAAGCTGGCCGACAGGTCGCGGCTCAGAATGCCCTCGATGCCGATGCTTCCGGTGACGGGGTACAGCTCCTCGCCAATCAGCTGCTCGGCCATCTGGCGGGCCAGGGACTCAAAGCGGTGGCCGTCATCAAAGCGCTTTTGCTGCGCAGCGTTGACGTCTTCCTTGAGCCCGGTGGACAGCTCGCGCAGCAGCTGGCTGCGGGTGCGGTAGCTGCTGATGCCCAGCATGGCTGGCGCGTCACTGGCGTTGAAGCAGTTGGCGCGGTGGGCATGCCACTCAGGGCTGCCTTGGATGAGAGTGTGGTGTTTCATGGTGTGGTTCCTTTCAGGCGGCGCAGATGGCTGCTTTTTGCTCGGGGGTGAGCAGGCCCTTGGCCTGCACGGTGGCGATGACTTCGGCGGCTGACTTCTTCCCGGCCGCGATGGCCTGGCGCCAGGCGGGCAGGTTCTTTTCAAACGACTCGGGGGGGTAAGGCGGCCGGGTGTCTTCTTGCTCGGCAGCTGGGGGCGGTGGCGGGCTGCCTACTTGGTCGCCTTGCTCGTTGCCTTCGCCGCCTTCGCCGTCATCGTCCTGGCCGCCTTCGGCCACGCCCGTGATGGCCTTGAGCGTGTAGCGCTGCAAGTAAGTGACGGTGCTGGCAATCTGCTGGATCGCGTTTTTCTTGCCCGAGGCATCAGGCGGGCCGCCCAGCTCGCAGGTTTCGCTGTGGCCCAGGGCGTGCTTGAGGATGCACGTCACGCTGACCCAGGTCGGCGTTTGCTTCACGTCCCAGCGGAAGGAGAGGCCGTGCTTGGAGAGCGCGGGGCCCACTGCGTCCACCACGTCGCTGAGCTCGGCGTGGCGGTAGCCCACTTCTTCGCCTTGCTTGGTGGTGTAGCCCACCAGCTTGGCCTTGCGCACCACGATGGGCTCAAACTTGAACGCGGCCAGCGCGGCATTGAAGGCGGCGCGGGCCTGGTCGGCTTGCCATTCGCGTTGCATGTTCAGCAACTCGCGCAGGTCGGCGGGGCTGATTCCGCGCTCCATTGCGGTGAGCATGATGCCGGCCGGGCTGCTGACGGCCAGGGCGTGGGTTTGCACGGCGGCAACGGCCGCGTGCTCTTGCTTGACGAGTTCCATTGGGTTCCTCAACGAAGGAAATGGGCCAGCGCCGAAGCGAAGGCCAGGCCGGCCAAGATGGCGGCCAGAGTGGTCAGGATGGACGCGGCCGGGCCGCGCTTGTGAAGGTGCTCATGGCGGCGCATGGCCGCCTGAAGGTGCGGGGTGTCGTGGCACTTCATGCGAAGTACCGAATGACGTAAGCGATGCCGGTGACGGCCAGGGCAGCCGATGCCAGCAGCAGGGCTAGGCCCAGTTGCGGGCCTGCGCCTGATTCGCATTGCTCAGGGTGTTCGCAGGCGGCTCGGCCTTGGCAGCAGTTGCCGGTGCAGTTCATACGACCCTCACAGGCTTGACTCGCACGATGCCGGCCCAGGGGCACAGCTCCAGGGCTTCGCCCGTGGCGTCGGTGGCGCTTTCGGCGCTGATGTTGAAGCGCATGGTGAGCTCGTCGCTTTGCGCGAAGACCTCATAGAGCTTTGTGGGGGGCTTGATGGCCGCCAGTTCGGCGGCGCGCTGCTCGGGTGGCAGCAGATGGGCCAGGGCGGCCCGGATGGTGGGGTGCATGGTGTCGTTTCGTCGGCGCTGGCGATTCCAGCGGCGCAAATAGTACGCTGAAAGGGATTCAGCATGCAATAAGGGATGACGAAAGGCGACAAAAAACCCGCCGAAGCGGGTTGATTCAGGGACTGTCTGCGGCTGTCAGGAGCAGGCGGCCATGAGGAGGAGGGCGCCGATGAGGGCGCCACGGCCGCTCCACTTGTTCTCATCTTGACCGCTGATGTGGGCCAGGAAGCTGCCGGCCACGGCGCCCAGCACCAGGCCGAGCAGGCCGAACAGCAGCCAGCTGCCGGTGGTGGCGGTGCCGCCCACGTCGCCCAGCTGGTCAACGGCCACGCCGAGCAGCTGGTTCACAGCAGGGCCACCACGCCCATGACGCGGCCAAGAATCTGCACGTCCTTCGTGACTTTGACGAGCTCGCCGTACTTGGGATTGAGCGCCACCAGGTAGAGCTGGCCGCTGTCACTGATGAGCTTGCGCACCACGGGCTGGAGCGCGCCGGGGTGTTTGGCCACGACGAAATCGCCGGTCTTGGCCTCTGCATCGGGATTGACGGCCACATGGGAGCCAGGCGGTAGGCTGCGCTCGAAGCTGCTGGGCGACACCATCGAGTCGCCTTCGATCAAGAGCATGTAAGACCCCGCTGTACTGATGCGCGCGTCAAAAAACACGCGCTCTTGCACGGCCTCCAAGTCAATGCGGCCAATGTCTTCAGGCCGGATGACTGGCAGATAGCCGGCGCGCATGGCGCTGCCCATGTCCACGCTGTCCACCGAAAAGTAACCCTCGGGAAGCCCCAGGGCCTCCTCAAAACGAGTGCGTGCATTGAGTGCAAACGGCTTTTGCCCCGTCAGCAAGTTGGAGAGGTATTGCTTGGACAAGCCGGTGTCTTGCAGCACGGACACGCGCCCGCGCTTCTCCACGAGTTCCTTGAGCTTGTCTGTCGCTGACTTGGCCATTGGTCGAGTATCACAACGGGCGTTCGCCTTTTGGGATTGACTTATGGAATCCCAATCGGGATACTGCCTCTTGCCGCGCAATGGCAGCTTCGGCCCTGAAAAGGAGCGAACGAACCGCATGCGCGGCCCAGCGGTGGTCTTCGCTGGCAACCCTTGAACCCCGACGACTGATGACATTCCACACTCCCCTGCCTGGCGCTTGGCCTGGTTTACCTGCGATTCCCATTCGCTTCTCCTTAGCGGGGTTTACCCGCTTGCAGCGCACTGTCTACCGACTTGCGCGCAAAGGCACGCAAAAGAAGCGGGCCCCTTTTGCAACGAGTAGGGGGGGTGCCTCTTGAGCGACGACCCAACGAGCTGGCCGGCGTTCAGCCGGGGAGGTGCCGCAATGAGCAACGGGCGCGCCCATGAGATTCAAACGGCCATCCTGGGCCGCATGGCCGAGGTGGGCCAAAGCCATGTGGCCGAGGTGGCCGGCGTGAGCGATGCCACGGTGAGCCGCTGGAAAGACGGTGCGCTGGAGCAGGCGGCGCGCATCTTGGCGGCGCTGGGCTTGAAGCTGGTGCCGCAAGACGCGCAGGTTCAGGAGCCGGCTTACATGGCCAGCCTGGAGCACCTGGCTTCGATGGCCCTGGCGGCCAAGCGAGCCGAGCGCAACACGAACGGGGGCCGGCCATGAGCGAAGTGAAGGTGATTCAGTTCATGCGCCCGAACGTGCGCCCGAACGAGGTGGAGCGCATCGAGCGCATGGCGCCGCCAGCCCCGCCGTGCTTTGCCTCCCATGCCGAATGGCAGGAGTACCTGGCCTGGTGCCTGGCCAGCGCCGAACCGGGCATGTTGCCGACCCGCAGCAGCACCGAGGCCGAGCCCGATGAGGCGGGCCGGCTGCACCGCCGCCGCTTGTTCAACGAGGGTTTGAGCTTCTGCAAAGACTGCGAGCCGGATTACCGGGCCCGCATGGAGAAGGCGGTTCGCTGCCGGCCGTACTGGCTCGTTGCCCGCGAGTGGGACACCAGCAAGCACCCGCTGCTGACGGAGGAGCTGGCATGCGCTTGACGGCGAAGCTGCCCCTGCGCATTGAGAGCGTGGCCAACCTGCGCGAGCACTGGCGCCAGCGCGCCAAGCGCGCACAGATGCAGCGCGAGGCGGCGCACTGGGCGCTCAAGGGTAATGCGCAGCCTCCAGCCGGCCCGCTAACCGTGACGCTGACCCGCATTGGCCCGCGCCCGCTCGACACCGACAACCTGGCCGGGGGCTTCAAGGCCGTGCGCGATGGCGTGGCCGATTGGCTGATGGTGGATGACGGCAGCCCGCTGCTGACGTGGGTTTACGCCCAAGAGCGCGGCGCACCCAAGACCTACGCATGTCGGATTGAGATAGCCCTATGACCAGCCCATTCTCCAAAGACTACAAGCCCCAGCTGGCGCCGCTCAAGGGCAATTCACGCGCCGAGAGCCGGATGAAGCAAAGCCTGCGACGCACCGAGCTGGGCAATTCGTTCGACCGCCAGCCGCTGCACCTGACGAACACGCAGGCTGACATTACCAAGGCCGCAATCATTCGCACGCCGAGCTGCATGCGGCCCAAGGAGCCGAGCGTATGAGCCGCAAACGCTGCAAGCGCAAGGTGTGGCCGCTGCTGGCCAGCCCCGTGGGGCATGTGATCGCACGGGCCGCGCTGCTGGCCCCGGCTGCCGTGAAGGACATGGAGCTGCGCGCGCTGGAGGCCCTGGAGGACTTGGCCAAGGGCCGGGGCGCCGAGACTGGGTTTGACCTACTGAGCGACATAGCGAACCTGGCCGGCTGCCTGGCCCACGACCAGGCCGGGCTGGGGGTGCGCGTGGCCGCCGAGGGCCTTGACCTGGCCGCCGCCAAGCAAGCGATTCGTGACGTGTGGGCGCGCTACGGCCGCACCGGAAAGATTGGCGCCACGGGCCCCGAGCTGGCCGTGCTGCGCGACACGGTGCGCTGCCTGATGGACACGCTGCCCTGCATCACCCAGGCGCAATTCGACAAGGCGGTGATCTACCTGAAAAACCGCTCTGAAACCGGCGAGTGCGAGGTGCTGAGCGCCCGCCCCGACCACACCCAGGCCGAGCTGGCCCTGGCCGCCTGACCCCTTTCCCCCCGACGAAGGAAAACCCGATGGAAACAACCCTGAACCTTGCGGCCGCCGAACAAGCGGCCGAGCTTGGCGCGCAGCTGGCTGCGAACCATGCCGACAACGAAAACCCGAGCTGGACGGAGCGCGCCCTGGCGTACTTCGTGGCCTATGCCAAGGCCCGGCCGACGAGCGCGTTCCTGACCGAAGACGTGCGCTTTGCGGCGAGCCTGGACGGCCTGCCTCCGCCGCCTGACCGCCGCGCCTGGGGCTACATCCCCAAGGCCGCGCAGGCCCAGGGCGTGATTGCTCACGCGGGCTATGCGCGCCAGAAAGCTGTGAACTGCCACAGCTCCCCGAAAAGCCTTTGGAGGCTTGCGGCATGAACTACTACCCCTTCCATGTAGGCGACTACCTGAGTGCCACCCGGCACTTGAGCTGGGAGGAGGACGCGGCCTTTCGCCGGCTGCTGGACACCTACTACACAACGGAGAAGCCCATACCGGCAGAGCTTCGGCAAGCATGCCGGCTGGTTGTTGCGCAGACCGAGGGCCAGCGCGAGGCGGTGGCGTCGGTGCTGGCCGAGTTCTTTGAGCTGACGCCGGATGGCTGGATCAACAAGCGGGCCGATGGCGAGATTCATGCCATGCGCGACAAGCAGCAGAAGCAGCGCGACAAGGCGAACAAGCGCTGGGGCATTGCCGGCAGTGGTGCGCCGGTAATGCCACGGCATGAGGAAAGCGATGCCGTGGCATCAAAAACGGATGCCGATGCAATGCCACCAACACCAACACCAACACCAACACCAACACCAACACCAACACCAGAAGAAGAAACCAAAGACAAGGCTTCGCGGCGCTCAGCCCGAGAAGCTGACTTCGAGCCGCCCGATTGGGTTGACCCCCAGGCATGGGGCGATTACGCGGCGATGCGGGCCAAGATCAAAAAGCCGATGACGGCCGCCGCCAAACGGCTTGCAGTCTCCAAGCTTGCCGAGCTGCGCGACGAGGGCCATGACCCTTCGGACGTGCTGTGCCAAAGCACGTTCAACAGCTGGCAGGGGCTTTTCCGGCCGCGCAGCGATGAGAGCCCGGTGAAGGGCAGGGCGCCGCAAGGCACGCACCACGGTTTTGAGGGCCGCAACTACCGGGCAGGAGTGAACGATGACGGAAGCCTTGAGTAAGGTCTTGCCGGTGCGCCTTGAGGCGACGCCGGCCGTGTGCGCAACCCACGGCGCTTACTCCGCCAAGGGCGTTCGATTCCGCGATGGCCGCGAGGTGCGCGACAGCTGCCCAAAGTGCCAGGCCGATGCAGCTCAGGCCGAACGCGCGGCCGAGAAGGCTGAGCGAGAGCGCCGCCAGGTTGCAGCGCTGGAGGCCCAGCTGGGCGCGACTGGCGTGCCGGCCCGTTTCTTGGGGCGCGGTTTCGATGGGTTCAAGGCCACGACCCCCGAGCAGCTGCACGCGCTGACGGTGTGCCGTGACTTCGCCGAGGATTTTGAGGCGCACCGCAGGCGTGGCTCCGTGCTGATCTTGAGCGGGAGGCCTGGCACGGGGAAGACGCACCTGGCCACGGCCATGCTGCGCCAAATTCTGCCCGCCAACGTGGGGCTTTACCTGACGGCGATGGGGCTAATTCGGGCCGTGCGTGACACCTGGCGGCGCGATAGCGCGCGCAGCGAGAGCGAGGTTCTTGATAGCTTGGCCAAGGTGCCGCTGCTGGTGCTGGACGAGGTGGGCATGCAGTACGGCACGGATGGCGAGGCGACGGTGCTGTTCGACGTGCTGGACAGGCGGTATCGGGACATGCAGCCCAGCGTGCTGCTGACCAACAGCGACCGCGAGGGCCTGCGTAAGTGCCTGGGCGACCGCCTGGCCGACCGGCTTCGGGAAACCGCGCGCCTTGTGCCGTTTGAGTGGGACAGCTATCGCGCCCAAGCCCGCAAGGAGGCCGCGCCATGATGATCGACTTCACCAAGGCGACGCCTGACGAGCGCGCGGCGCTGCTGGGGCGGGAGTTCAGGGGCGCTCTGGTGCTGGAGGCGGGTGCCGACGAAAGCGGGCAGTGGATGACGCGCCTGATGATGGACGGCCAGGCCGTGACGCTGATTGGCAACCCCAGCGATGCGCTGCGCACCTACCTTGCAGGGCAAGAGCCGGGGAGGGCAAGAGCCGGGGAGGGCAACGGCATGAGCGCGCGCCGCCAACTTCGCCAGCTTCGGGCCAAGGCCTGGGCCAATGGCGTGCTGGATCGCGTGCGCAATGGCGACAAGACACCGAGCCAGGCCCAAATCCTGCGCGCGTTGGTGCTAACCGGGGACTTGCGGCGATGAGCTTCGTGACGCGCGAGCTCCGGCTTTGGGGCTACGAGCAGGGCAAGCGGCTGATTTGGCAGGTTCTGCCCGACATGGCCCAGGCCCTGCGCATGGGGGAGTGCCTGGAAATGGTGGTTCGGCCGATGCGGCGCAGCTGCCCGCAGAACGCGAAGCTGCACGCGATGTTTGGCGACATTGCCGCCAGCGGCTGGACTTTCATGGGCCAGCGGCTGGACAGGGAGGACGTGAAGCGGCTGATGGTGGACGCCTTCCACCGCGCGACCCGGGCGGATTCCGACATTGGGCCGCTTTGGCGGAGCTTTGGGCAGATTCGCACGATGCCGAGCCTGGACGGCACGGGCGTGGTGACGCTGGGCATGCCGACCCGCAAGTTCCCGAAGGCCCTGGCCAGCGCCATGATTGACTGGCTGAGCGCTTGGATGATTGAACAAGACATTGACCTGGCCGATGGCGAGGCCAGTGAATGGCGAGAGGCAGCATGACGGTGAGCTTGATTTGGACGGGCGCGGCCAAGGTGGGCCTGCTGCGCAAGGGAGAGCAGCAACGTAAGCGCGTGCGCGCCGCGCTGGCCAAGCGAGAAGCTCTTGAGCTGGAGCGCGTGCACCGCATCAGGGTTGGGTATCTCTGGAACTCCCGCCTGAAAGAACTGCCCTCGCGTTTGGGCGATGCGACGCGCCAAGCTGGGCTGACTCCCGTAGCGGTGGCGACACGGAATGACCCGCTGGACATGCTCGACCATGTGATTCTCAAGGTCAAGAACCGGCGCAAGACCACCAGCCTGGAGCTGCTGCGCAAGGTGCCGGGCGTTGCTTACGCCGAGTGGATGGACGGGCCGGCATGAACAACAAGCTGACCGACGCCGAGCGCAAGCACCTGGCCAATGTCAAAGAGCTGCCGTGCTCTGTGTGCGATGCGCCAGGCCCGAGCGACGCGCACCACGTTTCTCAACATCGGCAATACACCTGCGTGGCGCTGTGCAAAGACTGCCACCAGGGTTCGATTCTTGGCTGGCACGGCCAGCGCCGGGCCTGGGCGGTGCGAAAGATGGACGAGCTGGACGCGCTGAATGTGACGCTGCGCCGGCTGTTTACCGCGTGAGAGCGCAAACCGATGCCGCCGCTTTGCCATGCTTCGGCGCCCTGACGAAAGGACACATGCAGACAAGCTCACATGAGAGGCGCGCACTGCGCCAGGCCGACCCGAGCGCTGACTGGCTGACCATCGACCCGGATCAACGCGAGATAGACACCCAGCTAGCCAACTGGGCTCGCTGGGTTGCGGGCCGCCCGGCTTCAGTTACCTGCCCCATGTTCAGGCTCATGCGCAGCAACTTTGCGCGGGCCAGTTATGGGGCCCCAACAGCCATGGCCAGCGTGGATTCGCAGGCGGCGATGCGGGTTGAGAAGTCCATGCGGTACTTGCCCGAGCGAGCGCGCGAGCTTCTGAAAGGGTTTTACGTTCTGGAGGCGCACCCGAGGCGCCTGTGCCGCTTCTTGGGAATCAACATCCGAGACTTGGCTGGCGAGCTCAATGCTGCGCGGCGCATGCTGATGAACATCCTGCGGAGGCACTGATGGCCGGGCAAGCGGTGCAGCTGCGCGACGGCAGCACGGTGGACAGCTGGAGCGAGGAATGGAGAGCGGAGTGCGCCGCCCTGGAGACTGAGGCGCTGCGCATTGCCCAGCTGCCGCGCTTCGAGCAGCGAGCCGGTGCGGTGGCGAACCACGCGAAGCAGTACGGCCAGGCCTGGGCCGACCGGCTCAAGGCGCGATTGACGGCGCTGCGCCAGGCGCGGCTGGAGCAACAAGCAAAGGCAGCAGCATGAGCCGAGACAGACAGATTGCCCTCGCTTTGCGCCAGTGCCTGGCGTCAATCGAGCGGCTGCTGGTGGCGATGGATGCCGCAAACGCGGCGCCGTTTGAGCCGGCGAAGGCTCGAATTGATAAACCCGAAAAGGAAAGCAGCATGAGTCATCCACTTGATCGAATTGCCCGCGTTTGCCACGAAGTAAACCGGGCTTACTGCCAAGCCCTGGGCGACAACAGCCAGGCCGCTTGGGAGGAGGCGCCCGAGTGGCAGCGCGTCAGCGCCCGCATGGGGGTAGACCTTCACTTGTCCGGCAACTTTGGCCCCGAGGCCAGCCACATCGCATGGATGCGCCAGAAGCAAGAGGAGGGGTGGGTTTACGGCCCGGTCAAAGACCCCGAACTGAAGCAGCACCCTTGCATGTTGCCGTTCGATGAGCTTCCGCCCGAGCAGCAGGCCAAAGACTTCATTTTTCGCGCCATCGTCCACGCACTCCAGCAAGCGTGAGCCGGGGCGCCGAGCTGCCCCAGTTCGTCAATCTTTAGTCGGTGAGTGCTTGACCGAGGGTATCCCGTTCGGGATACTCCCGGCTCCGTTTTACTCCCGACGAAAGACCCGACGATGTTCAAAAATCTGACCGTTTACGCGCTGCCAGAGGCCTGCCGATTTCATGGCGGCTTGCCCCTGAATCTGAAGCTGGATGCGATGCCATTCCGGCCCTGCGGCCCGACCGAGCCCGAGAGCTGGGGCTTTGTGACGCCCCACGCCCACGCCAACGGCATGAGCGCACCGCTGGGCGATGGTCGCACGGTGCTTTGCGTGCGCCGCCAGCAGCGCAAAGTGCCAGCCGAAACCCTGCGCAAGCGTGTGGACGAGCTGGCCAAGACCTTCGAGCAGGAGACTGGGCGCAAAGCTGGCGCCAAGCGCCGCCGCGAGCTCAAGGACGAGGCCTTGCTGGAGCTGCTGCCGCAAGCATTCACCAAGGACACCACCGCCCTGGTGCTGATTGAGTGCCATCGTGACCGCCTGGTGATTGAAAGCACCAGCAACGGCATGCTGGATGGTGTGCTAACCACCTTGTCGAAGTCCATCCCTGGCTTCGTGGCAATGCCCTGGAACACTGTGGACAGCCCAGCGAGCTGGATGGCCAGGCGGCTGATGGAGTGCGACGGTGGCGGTTTCACGCTGGACGTGGGCAGTGCCCTGGTGCTGGAGAACGACATGGGCCGCCGCGTGAGCTGGGCCAATGCCGACCTGGGCGCCGATGATGTGCAGGGCAACCTGATGGCCGGCGCTGCTGTGCTGCGCATGGGCTTGGAGTTCAGTGGCCGCACCGAGTTTGCGCTGACCGAGAACGGCCAGCTGAAGGGCGTGGTGATGGACTTGGCGGCGATGGCGCAACCTGACGGCGACGCCGAGGGCTGGCGCACCGATGCCGAGCTGGTGACGGCCGAGCTGGCGTGCATCTTGGACGAGCTGGAGAGCGAGCTGGGCGGCCGCATGGCGCCGCTGGGGGTTGAGGCATGAGCACCACGAAGCTAGCCGATGCGCTGCCGCCGCTGCCCGACGTTGAATTGGCGGAGATTCGCAACGACTCCATTAACAAGACAAGGCTTTCTGAAACGGGCGCGCATTACTGGGGCTCTAACTGGCGCGAGGTGCGCAAGCTCTACACCGCCGAACAGATGCACGCCTACGCCGTCGCTGCCGTGGCCCAGGCAGAGGCAAAGCCTGCGCCGGCACAGTGGGCAGATGAATTGGCCCGCGAGCGGCTGTTACGTGGATCGGCTGAGCGGCAGCTTGAGCACTGCCGGGACCAACTGGCCCGCGCCAGAAACGACGCACGCCGCGAGTTGCTAGACCAGGGTTGGGTGCGTAGACAAGACCCCAGCGCACCCGCAGCGCCTGCCCCTGAGCAGCAGGCCGAGCCCTACACGTACGAGCGCCAAAAAGCAGCGTTTGAGGTATGGGCCAAGCGCCTTGGCCTGCGTCTTGATCGGTGGCGCATCCATCCCGACTTTTGCGATCAAGCGGAGGCCGAGACATGGGCTGCGTGGCAAGCCTGGAAAGACAGCCCAGGCCACTGCGTCGATTGATTTTTGGGGCTGGCAGCAGCGCGGGGTTGCTGCCTTGCCGCGCCGTGCGCCTGGAACGCGCAGCCAGCCCCACCCAACTCTTCAGGATTACTTAAAGGTTCGCCATGACAGCAATTGACCTAAATGACCGCGCTTTGCTCCAGTCTCTGCGCGCTGACGCAGAGGCGCAGCTCGCCTGCCCAGGGTGCTCCGAGGTCTGGGCCGACGCCTACCGCGATATTGCGCGGGCACTAGATCGGCTGGACGCGATGTGGGCGCGGGTAGAGATTGGGCAGGCGCACATCGTTGCGTCACAAGGGCTTGGCGAGCCTATTGCAGCCACCCCAGCGCCTGCCCCAGCTGTCAAGGATTCCTTGACAACTGCGCCTGCTGAGCCGGTGGCGTGGGTTGACGAACGGGCCATCGCATGGCTGCAAGGCCGCAATCCTGCTGCGCACATCACAACCCCGTTGCAAGCCGGCAAGTCTTTCGAGCGCCCGATGCCACTCTACGCCGCACCCGCAGCGCCTGCTGTGCAAGTCGTGGTCGAGCGTGAGCGCGTATGGATCAAGCGCGGCGTGCAGTCGTTCATGCTGGCCTATGAGGCCGAGACGGATGCAGAACGCGAGTGGTTCGCGGGTCAGCTTCGCGCCGCTCTTTCCGGCTTTACACCTGATGTAAAGACCCAGGCAGAGGCAAGGCCTGCCGACCTTGCACAGACCATCCGAGGCATCACGGAGGCATACCGTGGCACAGATTGCGGCAAGTGCGCAGAGTCCATTGGTGACCGCTTGATTAATGTCCTAGCCGCACCCGCAGCGCCTGCCCCCGAACCATTGATGACTGGCTACTTGGTGCGCAACCGAAATCGGGTGGCGGAAGCCGTGGCGGTTTTCGGCCCTGCCAAAGACTTTGGCTACCTTTGGAGCTACATGCACGGCGCTGATGACATTGAGGCCACCGAAGCGTGCGCGCACCTTGAGGTCGTTCGCCTGTACTCAGCACCCGTAGCGCGCAAGCCCTACCCGAGCTATGCCGAAGAAGAAGCTACGCGGAAAACTCAGGAGGCAAAGCCTGCGCCTGCCGTGGTCGCGGCCTCAATGCAAGAGCTGGGGCAGCAGTCGTTCATGCACTTGTGGATGAGCTACCTAGACAAGAAAGCCGAGGTCGAGGACTTGCGCGAACGGCTTGCCGCAGCACCCGCAGCGCCTGCCCCTGAGCCGCTGACCATTCCGGAAGTCTGCGACCTAGTGGACGAAGCTGGGCTTGACTGGCAAAAGGGATGGCCCGTCAGTCCTTCGGAGTGCAACCGCTTTTTGCAACTTGCCACGTTGGTTCAGAAGGCATGCCTGAACAAGTGGGGCATCGCAGCCAGCAAGGGAGAGCAAGCCCGCCCCTCCGCAGATTGAGCTGTACGCGCGCGCGATAGCGCACGGCGGGGTTTTCACCTTGCTATGCTGCGCGCGTCAATTGCTGATTCCGGCTCAAGCCAGGTAAACGATGCGGCCCCGCAGGGAGTCGCGTCTCTGGCGCCGGTAGGTGTTTGGCGTCCTTTCGTCGGGACTGAACTGGCCCCCTTGGTGCAAACCTTGGGGGCTTTTTCTTTTCTTCGGAGCAAAACCAATGAGGGCTACCCCTGTGACAGAACCCGCTTCAACTGCGGCCGGCGCGGTGGCCGCTTGGAAATTCGGCCTGATTCACAAGCTGCTGACCCTGATTGCCATTGGCGGCCTGGGTGGTTTGCTGATTGCGGCATTCGATCCTCCCAAGAACCGCATGGTTCTGTTCGGCCAGGCGGCCGTGGCCGGCTTCTTGAGCCTGCTGCTGACCCTGCCAGTGCTGCGCGCGCTGGACTATTACGCGGCCTGGATTGACCTGGCCACGCCTGAGCAGTGGCTGGAGGCGGCGTTGCCGGTGGGCTTCTTGATCGGGGCGATGAGTTGGGGGCTCATGGGTGCCTTGGTGAAGCTGCGTGAGCTCATTCGGGTGCGCGCGGCGCGCTCGCTGGCCGAGAAAGCAGGTTTCAAGTGAACAAGATTCGACAAGTGTTGGCGGCCGTGTGGGTTGCCATCGCTCAAGTGCTGGCTGCGCCGATGCGCCTGCTGGCCAATGCCGACCGTGACAAGCTCCAGCACCACATTGCTGGCGGGCTGGTGGGCGCGGTGGCCGCCCTGGCTGCCGTGGGCTTTGGCCTGGGTGCTTTGCAGGCTGGCGTGGCGGCGTTCACATCAGCGTTGATCGTGGGCTACGTCAAGGAGCTGCTGGACTGGCGCGCGAACCGTGCCGCCAGGCGGGCCGGTGAGCCTGAGCTGCGCGGCGTGGAGAAAGCCGATGCCATTGCAACCTGGGGCGGTGCGCTGCCGGTGGCCTTGCCGCTGATTGCGCTGGGGCTGCTGCTTTGAGCGAACCGCTTTGGCTGGCCGAGGCGCGCCGTCACATTGGCCTGCGCGAGCTGGCGGGATCAGCTCATGAGCCCAAGATACTGGCCTGGTGGCGGGCAATCCGCCGTTCGGGCATCAAGGACGATGAAACGCCCTGGTGCGCTGCCTTCGTGGGCGGCTGCCTGGAGGCGGTGGGCATTGTGTCCAGCCGATTCGAGAGCGCCAAGAGTTACGAGGCCTGGGGCCAGCCCCTGGAGGCCGGTGCTGTGGGCGCCGTGGTGGTGCTGCGCCGTGATGGTGGCGGGCATGTGGGCTTTGAGGTGGGCCGCGATGCGGCTGGCAATGTCTTGCTGCTGGGCGGCAACCAAAGCAACCGGGTGAGCATTGCAGCCTTCGACCCGGCTCGCGTGGTGGCCAGGCGCTGGCCGCTGGCGGTGCCAAAGCCCGAGGCGATGGCCATGCCGCGCATCAAGGGCTATGAAATGAGCCGGGGCGAGGCATGAGCTTGCTGATGGCCCGTTATCTGCTGCCGCTGCTGGGGTGCGTGCTGATGCTGGCTGGCCTGGCCGGCGTAGTGCACAAGGCCAAGGAAGCTGGCCGCGCCGAGGTTCGTGCCGAGTGGAGTGCCGAGCGCATGCAGCTGGCCGAGGCCGCGCGCCAGGCCGAGGCAAAGAACCGCCGCGAGCGCGAGCTGGAGCGCGAACGCATTGAGAAGGAGCGACAAGACCATGCAACGAAATTGGCCCGTGCTAACGCTGCTGCTGCTGGCGCTCGTTCTGAGCTTGACCGGCTGCGCGTCGCCATCCAAACCCTTACCCCCCGTGGTGGTGGAGTGCCCGAAGCCGGCCCCGCTGCCCCCCGAGCTGGTGACCCTGGCGCCGCCGCCGAACTACTCTCAGAGTGCGCAGGAGCGCATCAAGAGCTGGCGGCTGAGGCTGACCGGCTCGCCATCCAACTAGCCGCGCTGCTGGCGCTGGTGCCGCGTTGAGCTTCAGCTTGACGGTGCAGGCTTCCATGGGCAACCGGTATGCCGGCATCTTGCTGGCGGCGCAGCTGTATCGAGCTGAGAAGCTGGCGGCGCGTGAGGCCAAGAGCCTGGCGCAGCTGCACCGCGCGCACCGCTGGCGCACGCATGAGGCATTGAGTGACCGCAAAGAAGACAACCCGCGCCAAGGCCAAGACAAAGGCGCCTGAGAAGACTGCCGCGCAAAAAGCGCAGGAGGCCCAGCAAAAGTCCAGGGCCGAGCGCTTGAAGCGCTGGAGAGCCTGGAGCTCAAGCCCCGAGGCGATTGAGGAGCTGTGCGAGTTCATCGGCTCGGGCGGCGTGGAGGCGCACCTGGCCGCGTTCTGCCGCGAGCGCAACTTTGCTTACGCGACGGTGATTCTTTGGCTCGATGCCGACATGGGCCGGCGCAACCAGTACGAGCTGGCCCGCCAGGCGCGCGCCGACAACATTGCCGACAAGGCGGTGGACGTGGCGCTGACCCCGCCCGAGCGAACCATGCAGGGCTCGGTGGACGGTGGCTCTGTGGCCGACAAGCGGCTGCTGATTGACACATTGAAATGGTCGGCCGCGAAGCTGCACCCCAAGCGGTACAGCGAGAAGCTGGCCCTGGGCGGGGCTGACGAGCTGCCGCCGATGCAAACCCAGGTGAGTGGGGGGCTGACGATCAGTCCATCCGAGGCCTACCGCAAACTGATTGGAGGCTGAACATGAACCGACAACGTACTGAGCTGGCGCTGGCAATGGGCGGATTGGTGCCCAGCATTGCCCGCGAGCTGGCCGAGGCGATGGACACCGAGCACGCGATTGTTGTGCCCTACGCGGCCACCATCACGCTGAACGCGCAGGAGGCCGACATTTTTGTGCTGGGGCCTTTGACGGGCAACCTGACGCTGAACGCCCCCACGGGCGCGACGCTGGGCCGCAAGATCACCCTGATGTTTTCGCAAAGTGGCGCGGCCCGCACGATTACCTGGAACGCGGTTTTCAGGAAGGCGGCCGATGGCGCAGGCGGCGCTGGGCTCAAGGGCGTGGCGGTGTTCCGCTTCGATGGCGCGCACTGGGTGCAGCTGGGCGGCGCGCTGGCCTTCATCTGACCCTTGGCCGAGCTGGAGATTGATTGGCGCAAACCTGACTACGCGCCAATATGGGCGGAGCGTGTGCGCCGGCTGGAGAAGCTGCGCGCCAGCCCCGAGCTGATTGCGCCGCTGTGGGAGTTCTACAAAGACCACCCATGTGACTTCATCCATGACTGGGGCTGCACCTTCGACCCCCGCCTGGTGGAGCTGGGCCTTGAGCCCACGGTGCCCTTCCTGCTGTTTCCCAAGCAAGAGGAGTGGATTGATTGGTGCGTGGCCCGGTGGAAAAACCGGCGCGACGGCCTGGTGGAGAAAAGCCGCGACATGGGCCTGAGCTGGCTTTGCGTGGCCATGTCGGTGTGGTGGTGGACGTTTCACCCGGGCATGGTGGTGGGCTTCGGCTCCCGCAAAGAGGAGTACGTGGACAAGATTGGCGACCCCAAGAGCTTGTTCTGGAAGGTGCGCGCATTCATTGGCCTGCTGCCGCCCGAGTTCCGGCCACGGGGCTACGACGAGAAGAAGCACGCGCCTTTCATGCGGATCGTGAACCCCGAGACTGGCGCGGCCATCGTGGGCGAGGCGGGTGACAACATTGGCCGGGGCAACCGGGCCGGCGTGTACTTCGTGGATGAGTCGGCGTTTCTGGAGCATCCCGAGTCAGTGGATGCGGCGCTGAGCCAAACCACGAACTGCCGCATTGACGTGAGCACCCCGAACGGCGAGGGCAACCCGTTCTGGCGCAAGCGCTTCGGCGGAAAGATTGACGTTTTTGTTTTCGACTGGCGCGACGACCCGCGCAAGGACAAAGCCTGGGAAGACCGCCAGCGCGAGAAGCTAGACCCCAGCGTGTTCGCGCAGGAGGTGGAGCGCAACTACTCAGCCTCGGTGCAAAACGCATTCATCCCGGGTGACGTGGTGACGCAGGCGATGACCCGGGGCCCGGCTGACGTGGGCAACAAGGGCGGGCTGCGGGTTGGTGTGGACGTGGCGCGCTTTGGCAATGACAAGAGCGTGGTGACCTTCCGCCGTGGCCGGGCCGTGCTGGCCATCCATGAATGGGGCAAGACCGACACCCAGGCGACGGCCGGCCGCGTGCGCCAGCTCATCCAGGCCTACAAGGAAACGCCCGAGCAGATTGCGGTGGACGTGATTGGTGTGGGCGCTGGCGTGGCCGACACCCTGCGCGCCTGGTATGGCGACGTGGTGGAAGACGTGAATGTGAGCCTGCGCATGGGCAACGGCCAGGACTACAACCTGCGCGCGTTCATGTGGCGGGAAATGAAGGACTGGCTGCCAACGGCCAGCCTTCCGAACGACCAGGACTTGCGGGCTGACCTGACTTCGATCCGCTACGGGTTCAAGGGCGGCGAGCTGCTGCTGGAGTCGAAGGACGACCTGAAGAAGCGCGGCGTGAAGTCTCCCGACCGGGGGGACAGCCTGGCGCTGACCTTTGCGGCGCCGACCGTGAAGAAGAAACAAGTGCACATCCCTGCCGGCTCCATCGTGAGCTACGGGGTTATTGACGAGCAAATGGGCCTCTGATGCAGCTGCAAGACGAAGACAAGGCGATGGCACCCGAAGCCAACGCCAGCGGAGCGCTGCCTGGCGGCGACTTTGAGGACGAGCCTGGCGAGGCCGAGGCGCTGGAGCAGGCCAAGCGGGAGCTGCAAAAGGCGGCCCTGCACGCGCTGCTGGTGCGCCGCCGCACCGAGGCGGTGAATGCCCGCCAGTCAAGCGGCATTGAGCAGCAATGGCGTGACGACGAAGACCAGTACGAGGGTTACGACGAGCTGAACCGGCCGCGCCAGTTGACGGCGATGGGCCAAAGCGGCCAGGCCACTGCTGGCAAGAAGACCGGCCGCAGCAAGGTGTTCCTGAACGTCACGGCGCCCAAGACCGACGCGGCCGAGGCGCGCGTGACCGAAATGCTGCTGCCGACCGATGACAAGCCTTGGTCAATGGAGCCGACCCCGGTTCCTGACTTGGTGAAGGCCATCGACGGCAACGACCAAACCCCGGTGACGCTGGTGGACGGCGCCCAGGTGCCGGCTGCCGATGCAGCGCGCGCGGTGATGACGAAGGCCCAGGCCGCATGCGATGAGCATGAGAAGTGGGTGGAAGACAACTTCATTGAGGGCCAGGTTTACACCGAGCTGCGCCGTGTCATCCGTGACGCGGCCAGGGCGGGCACGGGCATCATCAAGGGCCCCATTCCAGTGGGGCGTGAAGACCGCCGCTGGCTGATTGCCGATGGCATGGCGTCGCTGACCATTCAGCAGCGCATTGCCCCAACGAGCAAGCGGGTGGATTACTGGGACTTCTACCCTGACCCAGCTTGTGGCGAGGACATTCACGCGGGCAGCTATGTGCTGGAGCGGGACTACCTGACGGCCCGCAAGCTGCGCGACCTGGCCAAAGACCCGAGCTATGACCGTGAGGCGCTGAGCCAGTGCCTGGCCGAAGGCCCGAAGCGTCGCGCCCGTTCTGACCGCAACGATGACCGGGACTACCCCGGCCAGTCGCAAGTCAGCGATGGCGACGTGTACGAGGTTTGGTATCACTACGGCGACATGCCGGTGGACGAGCTGCGCGCGCTGGGCCTGCCCGAGCTGGACAAGCAGCTGGAGAGCTCCGACGCCGAGCTGACCCATGTGGCGGCGATTGCCACGCTCGTGAACGACCGGATCGTGAAGGCGACCCTGAACCCGCTTGATACCGGCGAGTTCCCTTATGACGCCTTCAGGTGGGAGCTGGTAACGGGCCAGTTTTGGGGCCGGGGCGTGCCTCGCAAGATGGCCACATCCCAGGCCATGCTGAACGCGGCCGCCAGGGCCATGCTGGAAAACGCAGGCCTGAGCGCTGGGCCCCAGCTGATTCTGCGCAAGGGCATGGTGGAGCCGGCTGACGGCAAG